CACAATTAGAAATGGGCTTAGCCTTTTTGCTTGTAGTGTATATTGCTATGCCTATTGAAGCACCCAGTATGTTATGTGGTATGATTGACGGACCAATCGGTATGGTTGGTGTTTTTGCTATAACAGTATACCTCTTCTTTTATGCAAATCCTTTACTTGCTGTTTTATACCTTTTTGCTGGTTATGAGTTACTTCGCAGATGTAGCAATGTTACTGGTAAGGCTGTTATTATGAAACACACACCTACCCAAGCAAAGAAAGATAAAAAAATGAACAAAATGAACCCACCTCAAAAGGAAACATTGGAAGAGCAAATGATTGACAAGATGGCTCCCATTGGAAAGAGTGAACCTGCTCGCTTTATTAGCAGTGGATTCAGCCCTGTCGCTAACGATGTTGGAAGTGCTTCTATGTATCAATAAACGATTAATTATGTAATATCATTATTTGAAATTATATAATTTATTCAATATCTATGGTTTTATCGCAAGTATTATGAGTGGACTAATCACTGTTAAACTAAATACTATTGGAGTTAGGTAATTTTTAACAAAATTTTTTCCAAATTCGTTTATTCTGTTCAAGAACTTGGAGTTTTCTTCCCCATCTTGGTATTCAGGTATCTGTAATGAGTCAGTATTATCAGTAACCATATACATAATTCCTAATATAACACAAAATGCGAGTATGGCAAAAAATACATATGGAACTAATAGTATTTTACTATCCTTATGAAACCCTTTATCGACGAGAGCTTTTAACATCGCCACAATAACAGTAAACCCTGCTAATTTACTTGCACCTTCTGGCTGGGATGGAGCATCATCTTTATAAGGCGAAACGGTATCATCGGTTGTCATGAATGCGGACTGTGTTTTGGAAAATTGTATAAGTGCATAACTTGCAATTGCAACTGCAAATGTAAACATTATAATATATATATTTTTTGTAAAACAACAAACGAAAAAATTTAACAGAAATATATATATAATGGCCATATCTGCATGAAATATCTCTTTATGAACAGTACCCTCTGCCGATGTTGTATTAAACCAGTCAACAACTATTTCCTTATATAATTTTGGTACCATAAAAAATGCTAATAAGGTTATTAAAATAAACATAAAGAAGTGTGTTATCATTTTAAATCCATCTATTTGCTCTTTATGCTTACTATACTCACTATCAACCGGTATATCTCTTATTGCTTGAACCGTATCATCACTTTCACCAGTAGGCGAACAATCTATCCAAATATCATTTGTTTCTGCAGCATTATCGTCTTCATCAATACCTTCCATCAAACGAAATCCATCAGTATTGGAGGATGTATCATTTAATAGGATAGTCTCACTTCCATAAAATATCGTCTTGTTACTACTATTAACAGACGGATAAATACTAAACAATTTGGTTTTTGGAGATAATTTGGTTTTAAAAAACTTGGCAGTATCTTTATTAACTTTAATAGGATTTGTAAAGACAAAAATATGATTCGTTTTATCAGCATAATGAATAGAATGTGTCTGTGTAGGAATATCACTTGATAAATCAAATGTGTATTCGGGGGATAATTTGTTATTGATTAATGATATTAACCCATCAAGAGAAGTATTCGTAATATCTTCTTCAGTTTGTCCATCAGGTAACTTACTAACGTCAGTATTCTGAATTAAAAAACAAGTATATACTTTTTGCAATTGTTTATTAGGATTAGTATGTTCAACCACAATTTCACCAACAATATTAGATGTATCAGATGAAGATATTCCCGAAATATTGCGGTGCAATAATCCAAATAAATAAATAGATTTTGCAGTATACGACGAAGGAGATAATCCACCGTAAACAAAATTCGGTTCTTTATTTCTTAATTTAATTTGATAAAAAGTATTCTTTTCTTGTATTCGCGTGCCTTCAACCTCTGGTAAATTTTTTTTTTTTATGGAATTCTTATTATCATCAATGGTGAGGGTGGTAATATCGGGATGATTAATAGAAACTCCACTATATAAGTATGTTAACTTTTCTTTTATAGAAATATTATTTTCATTTATATTAAAAAATGACATACCAAAGTAAACTATATAATAAACATATAGTTTAATTTTTATTCATATACAATATCTCTAAATATTGATATATTGATTAATATTTGTCTGCATTTACATTTATACTGGTATATATTGGAATTGATTGTTTTCATAAATAGTGGCATGAAAGGTATCTTTATAACCCTCAACATATACAACATCCCCATTATAAATATCATCACACCCATACTCACTTGTACAACTTCGTCCATTTACACTAATTGGTAACTTTGTGTTTAAATTTCCACTACCAGATATAGTATAATATTGCCATTTATCACGACCAGACATATGTTTACGTCCCATTAATGGTAAAATCATTTCATCACCCGAATAATTAGATCGGGTTAAAATACCCATTTGCTGGTAATCATTATCCATACCACGTGTTTGTACATTTACTGGTATACCTCTAACATCACCTGAACTGCGTGGATACACAACAGGGTTTTTTCCAGGAGGAGAATATGGGTCATTAAACACATCTTGTCTGCTCGCAATAGGAACCATTTGAGGTATATTAGAACTGGTGTTAACTAAAACTATTTTTTCGCCTGTATTATTGGCTGTTGTTTGATGAATACGATATTGATTATACCAAATATATATAAAAAGCAAAATAACAAGAATTAATAAAAATAATGTCATATTTTCAATACATATAAGTCCAGGGATACACTTTTTACCCATTTATATTCTATTGTGATAAAAAAACTAATATACTTGAGATGGCGGTCTTACATAAAGTTTAAATATTTCTTCAAATTGATGACGACCTCTACGCATTATTCCTCTACTTTTACCGAATAAATTAGGTATCTTTTCATTAAATGTAATACCAACATTAGTTGCTGTCTTTTTAACTGCTGACGATTTTAAACGTTTACACAAATAACATTTATCTCTTACTGATTGTGGCCAACCTATATTATGAATGGATAACCCTAAATAACTTGATGTTATATTATCTATTCCATTTACTGCCGCTTTTATATGGTCTTCAGCATAAGAGATGTCTACATTAAAAATAGTAAAAATAATCCAGTAAAACAATTGAACTATACCATATACGATTGATTTCACGCAATAAATGATGATATCAACCAGATAGTAAAATATACAACTGAAAAAATTTCCAGCAAATTTAAAGGCACATGATGATTGTGTAGTAATAAATTCACCGATATATTTACCGAGTAGACTTATACTATCAACGCCCATAACAAAACCTTGTCCAATTGCAGCAAATTCGGCATTTATTCCATTAAATATATTTTCAAATCCAGCATTTATATTGCTAATTCGTTTTGGTACAGAAGCCAAAAAACAAATAATACGTTTAAATGTTTCAATCATGTAATTAATTCCATTAATAACATCTTGAACAAAACCCATGATTTCTTAATAATCTATACTATTATAGATATACATTATTTTTTGTATGATATAATTAATGTACCAAATGTGGTTCTCGGGGTACAAGTACAGATGATTCAGTAAATTGATTTTTAGCTCGTCTAAATTCTTTTGCACCACCATCCTTCATAATCTGTGGTATTTTCTTAGTGAACGTATCTTTCCATTCTTTACCAGCATTAGAAAGGGCAGAATCTTTCAATCGTCTACATGCAAAACAATCGGCATAAATGTTTTCAGTAAAATACTTCAAATAAAATTCTATATCAACACCAACGATATTACAAAAATACTTGAATGCAGCAAACGTGGGTGTAAATATTTGTTTTTCAGCATCTACACCGATTAGATAACAAACAAAAATGACTATCAATGATATAATTGCATATATAATTTCACAAATTATTCGTATAACATAGAATATAGCACATTTGTGAAAGTTTTTAATAAATTTCGTTACACATTCTATCCGGGTTCCTGCATATTCCCCAGTATATGCAAATAATGTACCAGTAGACTCTACTCCTGCACTAAGTGATTTTCCAATTGCTTCCACTTTTTTAGCTACACCATCAAATATATTCGTAACACCCGATGTAACATTTCTTCCACGTTTTCCTAATGATTCAAGAAAACACACTATTCTTCTAAAGTCCTCTACGAGTCTCATCACCCCACCGAAAACTGCCCGAAACAAGGCATCTATCGCCTTGTTTACTGCTCTTTTTATCATTCGCCATACCCATGCAAATACCATTATATATAATTTCTATTTTTGTATATAATTATTGTATACAAAAATAACTGATTAATTATGCACTCTTCTCTAATTTTTTACCGTAATGTTCAAATTTTTCAATGAAAGTTTCTGCTTTTGTTAGTAATGGGTCAATCTCTTTCATGCCCGTTAAAATAGAGTCTTGAATCTTTTGAAAATCTTGAAAATCTGTTTGTAAAGCATCATACATTTTCTTTTTTTCTGCATCCTCAGCTATCTCCACATCTGACTTCTCACCTGCATCCTCACCTGTCTTCTCACCTGCATCCTCACCTGTCTTCTCACCTGCATCCTCACCTGCATCCTCACCTGCATCCTCACCTGCATCCTCACCTTCCTTTTTCATGTTTTCAGCACCTTCGCTTATTAACTTGACAGAGGTATAATTCAATAAATAAGTGACACCAATGGCAACTGCTAATACAACAATCATGTTTTTGCTAAAAAAAGAAACTAAAAGACCAACAATTATTAATGTTATAACAGAGTTGAAATCTCTTGCATTCGCATACATAATGAGGTTGAACAGTGCTAAAATACATAAAGCATATAACACACCACGATTATACATTAATTTTTTCATAGGAACCCCCGAAATAGCTTTTTTTAGAGTTTTCATCATTCTACTGATAATATAATTTATATACCGAAATAAATTTATACTAAACCAGTAATTCTATGTTTGAGTCCATATATTCTTCTTTAAACGATTATAATAAACATCCATTGAATGGTCACTTATACTCCAACATGTAAAAAACGTAAAATAATACCACGGATAATCATAGTTATAAAATATAGTATATTTTTTATCAGTTAGTGTAATATTTATACCAACATGTGTAAAATTTATAGTAGGTGCAGCGGTTACAATATCTCTTTTATTAGTAATACGATAATGTATTAGATTTGGCTGAGAATCAAACGCTGTTTTAAATGGAGTATTACCAACACGTGGGCTTGCAAATGAAACCACGGTTATTTTGTTTGGTATTTCTTTAGAAATTTCATACCCATATAGGGTTGATAACGCAGCACCCAGACTATGTCCTGTTATATATATGTTATAATCCGGATTTTTCATTAATAAATCCTTTAATTCTACAGTTATTTGGTCATACATACAATCATCGTGTAGTTGTGTATGAAACCCTCCATGCACATATACATCATCATGTAGTTGTGTTTTAAAAAATGCTAAATCATAATACCAATCATATTTGCTTTCACTTCCACGGAAAATAACACAAATACGATTATGTGTTTCGCTTATTGTAATACCCGCCTGTAAATCAGTGTTTGGATTATTAAAGAATTTATGAACTCTTCCATGAGGAGATGTTTTGGCTAATTCAGTAATTACATCCATACGACAATTATCTTGTTCATTTTTTTCAACAACATTTGCTACAAATTCTTCTATAGTGGTTTTATGGTCAACTTCATATGCTTTACCGTACTCATATACTAATAAAGTAAGTTTTGCAAAATCCGTTATCGCGGCATGAGTTAGAATTGTATTATCCATTTATAATATTATATCACAAATATTTATTTCTAATCACTTGTATAAGGTTCATTATCATTATCATTATCATTATCATTATCATTATTATTATTAGTATTGATGTGATAACTGGCTGGAACATCCCCGCTATATATCTCTAATACTTCTTTAACAACTTCTTCTCGTTGAATATCATCATTTCCAAATTCAACACTGGTTATACTTGCTGACCGCTTACCTTTAAATTTATCTAAGAAATCGTCTAACCCATTCAGTTCATCGTGACGGTCTGGTTGATCTAAGTCCCCAGTAATGATTAACCGTGTATTTTCACCTAAACGTGTTAATAACATTTTCATTTGTGATACTGTAGAGTTTTGCATTTCATCTGCAATAATCCAACAGTTTTTAAATGTACGCCCACGCATAAACCCAAGTGGTGAAATTTCTATTATTTTTTCTTCAATTAATAAACCAACATCTTTTGGTGATATAAATCTGTATAGAATATCATAAATAGGACGAACCCAAGGTGCCATTTTTTCTTCTAATGTTCCAGGTAAATACCCTAAATCTTCATCAACTGTTACTGATGGTCGTGTAAAAATAATTTTTTCTACATTATTTGTTAGAAAATTCTTGACACCCATTTCTGTTGCAAATAGTGTTTTACCTGTTCCAGCTGGTCCAGTTGCTACTACTATTTTTTTTGTACGTTGACTTAATAAATTATAATAATCACGCTGTGGTCCAGATTTAGGTTTTGTAAATTTTTGTTCTAACCGCTGTTTTTCTGCACTGGATAAATGTTGCATATTTTCATATAATTTTTTATTAGTAAAAGGTAAATAATCAGCTTCTTCTATATTATCAAGACGATACTCTTTCATCATCTCCTTTTCAAGCTGTTTTTTAGATTTACGTCCACGTTTTTTGGGTTCTCCAAGATGTTGACATTCTGGTTGGTTCATATATCTTAAATATAGTATTGATAGATACTATTATTTCAAATTTATGTAAATATACGGGTTATAATAATTCAAACAATAATAAATATATTCTGCTTGTATATCGTAAGAAAATATATATATGTAAGTATTATTATATTAACTGCATAATATGCGCATAAGTCCAACACAATGTTTTATAAAACTATACTCATTATAAGCATAAATAGTTTTTTTAAAACAAGATAAAATCTATATAGTATAATATCTAGCAAGGTCTATGGCAGAACTTCCATCAACTGACAGTATTTTAATTCCTGACGAGAACCGCTTTGTTATGTTTCCTATTCAACATGATGACATTTGGCAAATGTATAAAAGGCAAGTTGATTGTTTTTGGCGAGCCGAAGAAGTTGATTTATCCAGGGACATTAATGACTGGAATAAGTTAAATAGTGATGAACAACAGTTCATTAAAATGGTATTGGCGTTTTTTGCTGCTTCTGATGGATTAGTTCTTGAAAACTTGGCAAATCGCTTTATGGGTGACGTACAATTATCGGAGGCACGTGCATTTTATGGATTTCAAATTGCTATGGAGAATATTCATTCAGAAATGTATAGTTTATTAATTGATACATATATCCACAACAGTACAGAAAAAACGAAATTATTTGAAGCTACCCAAAATTATCCGTGTATTGCAAAAAAAGCAGATTGGGCAAAAAAATGGATAGGTGACGAAAGTAGTAATTTTGCATCACGCCTTGTAGCATTTGCTGCAATTGAAGGTATCTTCTTTTCTGCTTCATTTGCCTCTATATATTGGATTAAAAAACGTGGACTCATGCCAGGACTAACATTGTCTAATGAATTTATCTCACGAGATGAAGCATTACATACCGAATTCGCGATATTATTATATTCAAAATTACAAACAAAACTAACTAAAACACGTATATATGAAATTATTCAAGAAGCTGTTGCTATAGAAAAGGAATTTATTACCGAAGCTATTCCTTGTAGAATGATTGGTATGAACTCAAAATTAATGATTCAATATATAGAATATGTTGCTGATAGGTTGGTTTTACAATTAGGATATGATAAAATTTATCATTCACAAAATCCTTTTGATTTTATGGAATTAATTAGTATGGAATCAAAGGTAAATTTCTTTGAACGAACTAACTCTGAGTATGCACTTGCAAATAAAACAGTAGATGATGATGTTTTTGAATTTAAGGCAGATTTTTAAAATATAAAATATAAAAAATTGATATAATATTATTATAATGTTATTGTATTATAATAATATTAATAATATGCAGGCATACCGTAATCAACATTGGACTACATGGATTAAACGGTTACCAATTGAATTGCGTTTAACCATCTATGATTTTATAGATATTGAAACACGGATGCAAATGTTAACACCTCTAATGGCAGATACAATACAATATTTATACAGGTCAAAAGATACATTTAATCTTCTTCGTAAATATGAACAACTTATTTATATGCAGTTCTTTAAAAAAAATGATGATACAAGTGGATATTCTACAAGACCTTATTTTAATGAATTATTACCACCAACTACATATTTAAAAAATAATGAAATCCAACTTCACTCGCACCCAGTAATACAATTATTAAAACAAGATTTATATTTTTCCTCTTATACAAGACGTATTATTATGAGTAATGATAATCCTATCTTCATTTATAAATATTATCATAATAATGTTGTTGAAAAAATACAATTTTGTTTTAACCTTCTATCAACACTTGTATCATATAATAATGATTTTGACTATCAAATAAAACGAATACTAATTAGGTTTCTACATCATCTAACCAAAATTTCTGATAAGGTTAAAAAAGAAGAACATGAAGAAAGAATGTTAGCTTATGAACGTAAAATACGTCGTTATTACAAAAAGAATATAATATTACGAATTCATATTCAAGCGAACAAAATGCAAAAAAAGATAAAGAAAATAAATAAGATTGCTGAGAAAAATGCAAAAAAAGAAGCTATGCAACATGCAAAAATGAAAAAGTTAATTACCAAAAATGCAAAACATGCTGCAAAAAGAGCAAGAATGTTAGCTAAAAAAAAATAATATATATATTTGGACATTGTTCAACGAATTGTAAAAACTTTATAATTTTTTATTTTATAACTATTTAGCATTATAGGAAATAAATATATCATTTAATGTATATACAAAATGAAAAGTTTTTTAAATAACATACCCAAATTATCACAAGATGAAACCCGTCGCAAGAATGTAGGAAGTAATGGTAAAACAATAAAGGATAATTTTACTGTTAAAAAATGTCCATTGATGGATAATTTTGAAAATATGGAATCAACAATATTCTGGAAACCATCAT